GCCAAGGCGCTGAACATAAACAGCGGTGTTTCCTACAAGTAGAGCTTGTTGATTATCAATCGACCCGCGTGATGACTGTCGGGTAAATGCCACGCCTGTTGGGGTTATTGGCTCACTTGTGTTTGCTGTTTCTGCAACAAACTCATCACCTGAGGTTCCAATTATAAGGCGGGTTGCAGACAGTATCCAGACAACTTTGTTTATGTCCCCACCAGAAAGACTGTATGAAAAGCCACTATCGTCTAATACTTCGTTTTTATCATTTACCGGCATAAATGAGTCATAGTCCGCAACCTCACTAAGCCACAAAGTCTCTGGCTGTAGTGGGGAATTAGCATAAATCTTTCGTTCCTGGTGTAGAGCAACAATTGATGGCCACTCTGTCCCCCAATATGTTGGCTTAGCATGTGTACCTGTGCCGTAGTATGGTTTAGCAGTGCTATAGTAGTCAACGAAAATGTCAAAAGCATACGTACCCTGCTTACCATAGGCCCCAGCTGGCGGAGTTCCAGTTTCCCACTCCCAGTTTGTTGGTCCTGTAGCTTGTGCAATCAGCGTAGGGGTGCCTGCAACAACTGAATAAAGCAGGCAAACGTGCCCTGGGCCGAGATAAGCCCCAGTAAAATAGTGGCCGTCAGTAACCAACCCAGTGGCTTCACTAACAACAGATATATCTGAAATAAAGGCAATGGTTCCTAGTGCCGCACTAACAGTAGCACTATACAGAAAAATCCGAGCAAACGAAGAACTTCCTATAGTGTATGCAAGGAAACTAGCCGTTTGCCCCTGCGGAGAAAAAGCCCCAAGCCGCCACGTGGAAAGACCCGTTGTCGCCTTCAGTTTTGCTGATATAGATGTTACAGCCGTCGGTAAAAGAGCATCTGGAGTGTTTAGCATAACCCCAAGGGTGTAAGTAGTGCTCAAACGGGCACTAATCTGAATAAACGCGTACCCACCATCAGCAAGGTTGGTTGTAGGAACCTGTATCAATAAAAGCCTACCAATGAACTGGTCTAATGTTAAACCAGTCACCGCTTCAGATAAGTCTCCTACAATTTCTATCTGTTCGCCTGCAGTCAGTGTGCCTACTAAATAGAGCCGCTTTGATATATCTGTGTTTACAGTAAGAAACGGGCCATTGCACATTAATGGTGTTGTTAGTCGCCAATCAGTATTTGAATAACGGGCAATAGTTACTGGTGGTATACCACCACCAGCAATTAACAAAAGGTCTGCTATTCCAGAAAAAGAAAGGCTGTCTATAACGTCTTCAGAATATGGGGTCTCTATCTCATAACTGGCTCCACCACTCGTTACTGGTGCACCATTAATAAAAAACCGTATATAGTAGTCACCCATCTCAATGGTAACAGCCTCGTCGACAGAAAAACGAAAAGGAACGAGTCTAGTCTTCTTATCACTGTACTTAGTTTCAGCCACAAACTCAGTTCCAGTTCTACCAACCAATGGGCCTTGCTCAAGCGGAAGCACATTTATTGCTTTCTTAACGCCAGACTCAAGCTGGCGAATATCTGTTCTACCAGCTAAATTATCACCAACAATGCCGGTGGTGAAAGCGTGCTGAGTAATTGTAGTCTTCATCCTCGAGCATCCTCCCATTCAGTTGCTTCAACAGACATATTTCTCTTTTGCTGGGATGTGGCTGTCTTACAAGAGGCCAGGGCTCTGTTATACTCTTTTTCCAGAAGTTCTGCATCGTTACGGTCACCAGTGATAATGAAACAGCATTTATAGGCCATGTGGAGAGCGAGCACTTCGTACATCCCGTCTGTCAAAACAATAGTATCGAATATCTCATTATCTGCTGGAAGATCAACCCAGTTGGATACAGTCTCGATATCTTCTACTGCTTCCCAGTCACCAGAATAAGGGAAGGCAACGTATGATAACTGGAAAGTGGAGTCATTGCCGTAGATGTAGCCAGTAACCCTGTCGTACTTGTAACCTGTTGGTTCTTCTTCGACGAGGCGGCAAAAATCAATTGGAAGGACATAGGCAGTAGTATAGCCGAAAAGGGGTGTAACACCACCAGCGGCTGTAAGAGTTGCTTGCTTCTTATATGAATCCCAGGGGTAAGAACAAAATACTGCTTGCAATGAATGCTTGAACTGAGAAGAAAGTGCGCGGACGGCACGGTTGGCGGTCAGGGTAGTGGCCTCTGGTTGCCCAATGCGTTGTAACCCCATATTCAATGAATCAAGCTTTAACATCGCAAACTCCTTAAACTATAAACCCACCACCCCTGTTCCCAGGGATGATGGGACGATGAGCGACTATTAGTCGTTCACATATTCGACGTCGAGCGTCACTGTACCTTCGTCCGGATTGGCACCAGCCAAAGTCACCGTGATGATGACTTCTTTTTCGGTCACATACCCGGCGCCGAGCGCCAGGGTGTTCGCGAGGGCCGTGGTCGAGGCCGCCGACACGTCGGTTGCCCCGAGGAAGAAGTCGGGATCATCGGCCACAGTGCCTGCAGCGTCAATATACCCGGAACCATCCTGAGCGGCAATACCCACAATGGCGGTAACACTAGCGCCCAGAGCAGTCGTCAGCAAACGGCCGACCAGCATGCGGCAGTTAGCCGGAACCTTGACCATACCGAGAACATCATTCTCGTCGGCGTCAGCAGTGACAGAACCGAAGCTTACACGCCGGCGCCCATAGAGCTCCTTAGTGGTCAGTTTCGTATAATCCGCAGAACGGATTTTCGCGACTTGATCAGAATCAATGTCAAACGTTTTCATGTTTCAGTTTTCCTTACTTGGTTTCGTCACAAGCTACTTCAACCACGCCTTCTTCCCACATACGAGTGGCACCGAAGTCTGCAGAAGCGTACACCTGGACTGAGTTGCGTTTGTCACGACGAGGACCGACGTCCGTGTTGATTTCTTCAGACATGTTGAAGCGAATCGCTTTCTTCACGTAGAAGAGGCAGTAACGGATGTTACCGGTCTTAGCCACCAGCTGGGTCATCTTGAACTTGATTCCCATGAAGGAATCAACTTTTCCGTCGACCAATGCTTTAATGGTGTTGTAGTCACCGCTGGTAACTTCAGTCGTACGCAGGAGAGCGGTCAACTGAGAAGCCGTGATAACACCAGTAACCTGGGCCATTGTTTCGTTCTCGCCTTCGTCATCGATAACTTCGTTGGTACGAAGGATTTCGACAATGCGGCGGAGTTTGCCGATGGTCAGATTGCTGTTCACAGCGGCACCAGTTTCCACGAAGTTCACTGCAACTTTTTGGGCAGCAGGGAATTCAACAGTGGTGGCACCGGCTTTGCCAGTATAGGCGATGGCAGTAGCAGCTTCGATGATGACACGGTCTTTCTTGCGGTTGAGTGCATTGACTGCATTCATCACGTAAGAGGAGCTCGGGTCAGCAAGCATACGGAGCTTGTCTTTCTTATCGATCAGGTCGGCCCAATCATAAGAACGAGTCTGCAGACGTCTGCGATCGAACGGAGTTGCACTGATGACGGTATCTGAATTGCGGCCTTCAACTTCATTCGCTTCAACAGACCCGATACGATCCCAGAAATCAAATTCTGAGTTTTGGGTTCCAACAGTTACGGTGTCCTGAAGGCGCGACCGTTTCTGCTGGAATGCCATTTCCACATTGGAGTGGTATGAATTAACGAGAGCTGTCTCGATATTATTAACCCACGACATTTTATTACCTCACAGTTTTAATTACACGATCGGTTGAGCTACCCTTGCGGACTCTTCCATAACGAACGGCCGTCACCCTTAGAACTTCATCGGACTCTCGTGAGCTACCCAACGCTGTTCAATCATAAATAGATAGTACACCTGGAATGTCCAGGTGTACACAGCTTTTTGAAGACAATAAGGTTACTTGACTTGCGAGCCAGGATATGCCTTCTTATGGGCGTCATGCCATTTCTGGACGGCCTGCTTGTGGCCTGGATTTGTTTCATCAAACAACTTCTTTTGGAAGTCATTGTCGGACTTCATATCAGCAATCTCTTTCTTCGCTGCATTTTCTGCTGACAGATTTGAGTTGATGGAGCTACCAAGGGCCTCATCATCTTTGAACTGATCAGCAATCCCCATCATCATTTTAATGAATCCAGGATTATTACCCAAACCAGACTCAGCAAGGAACTTAGACGTCTCTGGGTCGCCGAAAGTGGCGATAACGTTATTGGCACGAGTTACCTTGCCGTCATACTCCTCACCAAGCTCTTTACGAAGCTTTTCTTCAGCTTCAGTCTGTTGTGCAGCAGCGGTATCGTTTGCTGTAGTAGTGGCTTTTTCTAACCATGCGAAATAAGCCCCCATGGCTTTATCATACTGCTTCCCAGTAAGACCAGCGGCATGTAGCTGTGCACTTGCTTCCTTCATGAACTCAGGGTCAATGTGCTCTTTAATAGAGTCAGGAATGCTTTCGAGTTTGTATTCCTCTGGCTTGTCGGGCCGACCAAGTGCCTTATAGAAATTATTCCAGTCTTCTTCTTTCCAGTCTTCCTGAGGCTCAGCAAGACGCTTGGTGCCAATCATCTTCTGAGCGTTGGTCAACTGTTCAATTGCATCGAGAGGAGATTTGGTGTTCAGGGCTACGGTGTTGTCTTTAAACCGCTCGTTGACGATGTTCGCCCAGGCCTCACCCTGTAACGAATCAATTGAAAAACCTTCTGGAAGGTTAGGAGGCGGATCGCCACCACCGTCTTCGCCAACATACCGCGGCATGAACGGGCTGATAAGTGAACTCAATACTGGAAACAAGTGATACCATTTACGACTCATTGGAATATTCCCTTTCTATTTGCTTTACTATTTCTATGTGGTCTTTTTTGGCAAACCGCAGAATTGACAAAGCAAGTCTGCGCATACCTTCATTCTCTTGAGATTGTTCTGGGTCGCCCTTTACACGAGTCGGCTTAGATATAAACCCTATCTTACAAATGTGCTTCAGTACACGGTCACCCTCAGGTGTACCAAAGACAACAGCATAATCAGCATGCATTGAAACGGTGTCAAGTATGCTCACATTCCACCACCCATTTGTTGGGCAGACGCAACATCTTTAAGGGCACTGGCTGCAAGAGGGGCCCCCTGAATCATTTGCTGTGTCTGTGCTTCTTGTTCTTTCTGCTGGCGAAGTTCCATCTTGCTCTGCTCATCGCGCATAATAATTGCAGGAACATTACGAATACGTGCGATATACTCAGACAAAGCATCTGGGTCAAGTGTATCTGCCATAGAGGGGTACAGATTGATCATCGGTGTAATTTCAGCAACGTAGCGCTGAATGTCAGCACCACGAGCACCGTATTGGGCACGAGCTGTTGGAGACTGGAAACGAATGTCCAGTTTCTTTTTACTCAACGAAGTAGGTGCTTGCGGTATGCGCCCGGCCTGGTTCATCAAGTAGTAAGTGGTCTTTACGATGTTTGCAATCTTCTCTGTTTCAACACGGCCAAGAGTAGGAGACAACTGACGAAGCATCTCATCACGGTCATCCATGATTTCAGTAGCAGTTTGGCGTTCATTCTTCTTATTACGAATCAACCAATCAACATGGAAGCCACGAGTAATCTGGTCACGAACATCCTGAATAATGTTGTCACTGATCTGGAAATTACCCCGGTGGTCAAACTGCTTCACAGCCTCTGGATTCATAGTAGCTGCATCATACCACCAAAGAGCCCCTGCATCAGAGTTAAGTGGTACGATAAATCCTTCTGAAGGAGCCATGATAGGTGGGTCGATAGCTTTATTCGCGGATTTAATAACAGTGCGCATCATTGCATTCAGCATTTTAATAGCAGGAAGCATTGTGAATGCACAGGACTGGCCGTATACGTGGCCTGGGACGACCTTCTCACGCCCAACCTGATATGGGAAATAATTATACCCGCCAAGCTTAACTATCTCTTTAAGCTGGCGGATAATGTATACCGACATAAACTTCTTCTTCACCTTATAAGGAGAAGACAGTTTGTCCGTGTTCGGGCGCACTATGTGAATAATTTCCCATGTGCGCAAATTCTTTGCTTGGTCCTTAACAACCTGCTCAATAGCGTTCAAAACGTTACTATCAAACTCCTGGTATAGCTGACGGGTAGTATAGTTCGTTGAGCGGTGCATAACATCAATGAAGCCATCGTTATTTTCAGCCATCCAGCAGCTTGTGAGTGGATACGCACGAAAACGTGTATTACCTGTCTTATAGTTATAGTCTTGGTAAAGTACAGATGAGCCAAACCCAGAAAGGTCGTAAAAGTCTTCTTGCATTGAGGAAATGAAGCGTGAACGAGGGTTAGCGTATTCCTTGAACATTAGGTCAGAAACCATATCAAGCCAGATTTGCCCGTCACGGTCTACCTTTTCGTCTCCATCGATAATAACGTCTGCCCAGCGATCATTTGAAGGAATTAAGAATCCTGCATATCCTGCAGCAAGCTGCTCTGCCGACCACATTGCTGTGCTATCATAGCACCTTACGTTTGATGTAACAGGGCTTATTTCCCCTGTATTATAGAAAGAGGCAGTGGATGGGCGAACGTATTCGGCTATGTCAGTTAAGAAAGCATCATACCCACTACGAAGAGTGCGCATGTGCTCGTGGTCGAATAAAAGCTCTTTAGCGAGTTCAGATGTATTCATTACCCACCTAGAATCGATTTTTTCTTATACTTGTCTTCTTGCGTACTGGTGGCCCCAGCAAGAATTGTTCTTCCTGTCCGTCCGCGGGCTTGTGGTGCAGTTATATCGACTTCTTTTACTGGCGTGGCTTGTGCGACTTTGGGCGCTTTAAACATGGTTGACATAAGACCTCCGTTATATTAAAGATTTTGACTCAGTTTGATGGCTTTGTAAAGTGCTTTTTGTTCTTCTTGATTTTGATCTTGCCATTACACTATATCTGAAACTATCAGCCCCATGTGACGTCCAGTCGTGTAGTGGTGTATTGCGGTAAAAGTCACGGACACCGTCAGAACGAGCCTCGTCTTTTTCTTTACGATATGAGCTCAGGGCACCTAGACCATCTGCGCAATTCTCTTTATCGAACCAGCACTGCGGGAGTGTGTTACGAACCCTTTCGATACCATCCTCGACCATGTGCATCGGAACAACCTGCATCCGAATGCCCATTCTTGCGAGTGTCTCAAGTCGTGAGACACCTGTACCCAGCTCCCGCACCTTAACGTCATGTGGGCCCCAATGGGCACCGTAGTGGTAGGGCTTCTCAGCCAGCTTCTTAGCGTAGTGTGCGAGACCCTCACCTGAATTCTCATAATAGTCGATGTACCGCCGCTCAAAGCCATACTCCTGCCAGAACCAGATACCAGTAGCATCGCCCATGCCTAAATCCCACGAGGTCATCACTGGAAGCTTCGGCTCCCATGGAACGCTTGTAATCTGCTTCTTTTTCTCAAGAGCGACAAGACAGTCACCATAATAAGAACCAACAATTGGGGCCTCAAACGAGCAATAATATTCAGATTGAATAGTGGCTTCGTCCATGCCTGACTTCCTGTCATCGTCAATGATCTCATCAGAGATGACAGGAGTACCGTCGGGCTTCTTGGTAGACTCAGGGCCAGAGCCAGCTTTCAATACTTCACACCACCATTTCGGATTTTCTTGAGCCATTTTAGCAAGATGCCAACCATGGTTCTTTCCTCGTGCGGTATAATTAAAGAATGCCCACCCACCATTCTCTGCAAGAATAGGGCGAATAAGGTTCCAGGCGCGGGGGTCCTGGAGTGAATATTCGCTGAAAACCACGCCAACAGGGTTTGTTCCTACCAGCCTGTCTGGATCATCTGAGCCGATCACCTGATATGTAGAACCCCACTTGAGCTTGATTCGCATTTCAGTATTATTAATCGATTCAATTGCATCCTTAGGAAACGCATCAATAAACCGGCGCCCATCACGAGTATATCCTTCCCAAACGATCTGGCGGCCTTGTTTATACGTCGGAAGAACATGCCAATAGAGCCCTGGTCTCACAACCGACTTCGTTGCACACAGGTTAATCCCAAATAAGTCCTTGCCTGCGCGTCGATGCCACACACCGACGCCTCGTTTCCCACCATTCATGAAGAACTGCCAGGTTGGCATTTGGTAGTTACGGGGCTCGTAGTTAAAGGGTAGACTTATCTCAGCCATTTTCTTCTCCTGTTGCAGATGAGCGAATCTTCGCTAGATTCTCTGTAATCTTCTCACCCACCATCGAGAAGTCTGCATCAATAGCCTGCTTCATCTTCTCTGGAATCTTATTGCTTCCAAAATCCTTCACATTCACAGTGATGTTGGCTTCGATGCTGCCTGTAATATCAACGGCCTTCAGTTCCGGATAAATATACTTAAGCATCACCTTGTGGATTTCAACTTGAAGTTTCGCATCAAGAGGGACATGTGTTTCGAGCTCATTCCCGTCAGCGTCCTTGATCTTAACCTTTTCGCCGACACGGACTAAGTCCATTAGTTCGTAAACTGGGTCATAGCCGTTCGCGTTGCACAACTCTCGCATCCTTTCAGACATCTCCGCGGGCGTTGCGCCACGGCGAATAGCTAAAAGATTTTGGCGAATTTTCTGTAACTGATTCTTAGGCGGTGTATTCTTTTTATTCTTGGTCGTTGCCATGTTGTACATAATAGCCCCTACTGAGTCCTTGTGTAAATAACAAAGGTGCGTTCTGTTTGGTCCCTCTATATAGCGACTCTATACAGGGTTCTATTCTATAAATGAATCTTGCTTGTATGTTCGTGGCTTAGAGTAAGTAAAATCGTGAGTTATTGCTTGTTATTGGTAGTTATTGGACAAGCAATATGTTACAACTAATTGACTATCAACAACTTAGGTGAAATACAAGCATAAGTTATTGACATATTGACATATTTATAACTCAATACAAGCAAAAAAT